TACATATGAAGCATACGATGCTGTGTTCTGTACTTTAACAGTCGTATCATTAATACGTTCTGCTTCCCAGGACCGTCTCATATGTTCAGATTGTGTACGATATTTACCGTCTGGTGATATATTTACTTCACCGACTGGTGTATTAGCTATCGCTTCTGCTAAGTATTGCTGTGCTAAATTATCTGTGATTGTTTCATTTAAAGAAGGAATATTATTTTGTAAAGCTTCCGTTCTTTTAATTAATTCATCGAAGCCAGATAAATCAATAGTCACATCAGCCATTATGCTTGCTCCTTAACGTAAGTTGGATTTCTTGATGTGTGTCATATAATGCTACTTGTGAAGCAGCTGTATATTTAAAATGTCTGTTATTTCTAATCACTTCAATATCAGTACCAGGTCTAATCACAATGTCTGGAGACATAAATAAAACTACAGTTTGTGATGCGGAAGGTAATTTATTAACGATATCATTTGCTTGAAGTGTCTTAAAAGATAACCGACAAGGATAACTCACTTCTTCAAGTTCGCCATTTGTAATGATGCCTGTCGTAGGGTCTTGTATGGCTTTTCGCTGTTCAGTCAAAATACATGTATCGGTATAGAGCCGCTCGTAATGTTGTCTAGCTACCATCTTAATTTTCGATAACATGTAATATCAGTACCTTCTAGTGATAACCATTTAGATGTAAGAGTAGATAAAGTAGTAGCTGCATTATGAGCACTATCAAAATCAATTTCTGTATCGCCTTCTTTTAATTTAGAGATAGGCTGTAAATCAGAAGATTGTAAAATAGTGTCTTTATGATGTTCAATAAATCTTGCTGCTACACGTTTATCTAATAATTGGTTAAGTTCAGAAGGCAATTCTTCATCATTTAAAATATTCAAAAGAAATTGCCGTTCTGAATCATAGATATATTGAAGAACATTGTCATAATCTGGCGTTACATTAAAATGTGTAGCCATACGAATAAGTTCTTTAATATGTTCCATGTGTTAACCTATATTATTTTTTGAATGTTGCTTTAACGACTTTAGATTCGTTAGTCAAACCTACAGCATAATGTGCAGATACTACAACGTCAGTAGACAATGCTTTTGCATGACGTTCAGTTTCGAGCATAGCTTCAGCTTTAGTATAAATAGTTACAGCTGGAAGAGCTGGAGTACCATCTTCTACTTCTGGAGACAAGCATACGATGAAGTTGTCGATATTTGCTTTAGAATCATCAATACGACGAGAAGCAACGACACGACAGCCAGCAATCATACCAATTTCACCGTTCATCATTACGTCGCCATTATATTTATTGCGGTCGATGAAGTTAGGGTCCAAACGAAGAGTAGTTACTTGGCTAGGAGCTACAAATAATACTTTTTCTGTATTGCCTTCTTCATTCAATTTATCAACAGCAGATACAACACCTTCATAAGAAATAGCTTTAGTAGAAGTAGCTGCCAAAGAAGTAGTAGCTAATGCTGCCAATACATCGTTATCAATTTTATCTGCCATAGACAAAGATAATTGATGAGTAGCTTGACCTACTGGGTCACCTAAACCAGAGTTAACTGCTTTATCAGTCAATGTGATAGCTTTACCAGCTGTTTTAATTTGTACTTGTTTAGTGGAAGCAGTCATAACAGTAGTAGATACTTCAGCACCTTCTGCAACATCTTCAGCTGCACCGATATATGCCCATACTGGAATTGTGATAGTATCACCAGGAACACCTTTAAGGTCTTCATTTACTGCTGCGAATTGCGTAAATTTTAATGCTTTAGGCAAGCCAGCAGATACCATATCTTGCATAACTTGTGGATTAATAAGATTAGCTAATTTAGTTTCGTTTGCCATTGTTAGTTAAATTCCTTTTTATTAATTAATTAGAAAGTTCAGAATATAAATCTGGGTTAGATTCTTGAAGTTGTACACGGTCAAGATAGGACATTTTATTAAATTGTTCTTTCGTGATACCGTAATTTGTTTTAGGAGTTGCATCACCAGGAACAACGCCCTTAATAGAATGTTGTTTAAACAAATAAGGGTCTGACTCTTTTAATGCCACAATTTGTTCTTGAATACCTGTGATAGTATTATCTTCACCGATAGCTATTTTTGTGCGGTCTAATAAGCCAGTTAAAATAGTTTCATTCATAGCACCGCTTTTACTTAATGCTTTCGTGATAGCTGTATCAATTTTTAATGTTTTAATGCTTTCGTTGTAATCAGCTTCTCTTTTAGTGGCGGCATCTTGAAGTTCTTTAATTTGAGATTGCAATGCTTCATTCGCTTTATTAGCTTCGGATAAAGTGCTAATATCATTCGTTAGGTTTTCAATTTCTTGTTTGGCTTGTTTATATGCATCATTTTTTTCGTTGAATTGTGCTTTCGATACATAGTTTTTGCCATAATCTTCAATGATGGCATTAATTTGTTCTTCTGTAAGATTGAGGGCTTGAAGTTGTTCTTTTGTCATGGATAAAATACTCCTTGAATTAATTAATACGTTTCGTTTTATTTTCGTGAGTCACATCTCACATTGGATTAATTGCTATTGCTTGTTCTTTATCGTCTTTAAGCAATAAAAAAAGACAAGATATTTATTTTAAATATTTGTCTTCCCATTCTTGATAATTCATATCTGGTATATATTCAGTTTTAGTGTCTGGTCTGGATGCACGTTCATTTATTTTTACATAAGGAATCATCGTAGACCGACAATAAGGATGAAATGGCGGTGCAGTTACACCTAATTTGCAATCAGAAAAATTAACGACTTTTTTATCGAGATGCCTACAAGTAGAGGATGTATGCTTATCGAGTGTCGCCAATATCTGATATTGTTTTACATTTAATTCTGTAAAAGAATTAACTAATGCTTTTTCTTGTATATAAGCAGTTTCTGTTTCGAGTAATCTGCGTACATTGGAAGTTTGAGTATTAAATGCTTGTGAAATACGTTCTGTTGTTCTTTCAGATGCTTCTTGTGCAATGAAAGAACGTGTGATTTCTTGCTGTAATTTAATAATTAATGTATCTCTTTGTCTCCATATACGTTCCGAATAATTTAATGCATTCCAGGGTTCTTGAATAGCAGCTAATATTTGTTTTTTAGGTACTTGTCTAAATGTTTGGTAGTTACCCATAAGAGATTGAGTATGATAAGCTGCTTGATAATAACTAGATTGATATTGTTTAGATAAAAAAGTAGTCATTTCTGCATTTATATCAGCAGCCATTTCTTCTGCAAATTGTTGTGTATGTACCCATAAGGCTTCGATGCGTGATAATCTGGAACGAATAGATGCATTATCTAATAATTTAATTTGTTTATTGGATAAGTTTTTTTGTTGTGCTAGTTTTGTGTATTCTTTGAGGGTTAATTTAAATGCTTTTAATTCTCTATCTGTTAATTGTTTCTTAGCATCTTGCAGCGATAAACCATTAGTATTTGCGTATTTTTGATAGAACGCCTGTATTTGTGAAAGTTGCTTTTCAAGAGCATATTGAGTTATGGAATTTAGTTTTTTGAATTCTTGTAGTGCATCTGATAAACCATCTTCTTTTGTTTGTAAAAATCTATCGTTCCAGTACATTATTCACCTTCGTAGGTATAATCTTGATTGAGTGTTTCTTGTCGTTCTTTTTTAATTTGCTCTAGTTCTTCATCAACATTCACAGTAAATGGATGGTTAGCTACTAATGTTCTTTCGGATACAATACCGACAGAATTTTTAATAGCATCAATTGTGTCTTGTTGATTAACAGGTAAGTCTCGATTAAAGATAAAATTAATAGATTCAATAATAGGCAAATTATTAAGAGAACGATACGCATTAATAAAGTCCACTAAATGATGTAGAGAAGCTTGAAATTCAGCTTCCATTTCATTAGCATCTAAATCAATGTCAGAATACATAGAATTAATATTCATTTGATTAGGGTTATTAGTCATACGGTCATCTTTAGCATCAAAGCCACGACCATTTGTAATAATAGCCCTTTCTAATTCTTTAATAATGGTTGTGTAATTCGTAGAATCTACATTTACTTGTAAGGCTTGTACATCACCTTCTATTTCTGGATTGCCAGATATTTTAATCACGCCATGTTTTGCAAGATTATATCTGAAGTCAGCTAAGTCTGTACCTTCATAACCTTTAAGAATTAAAATAGTATTATGTACATCTTGTGACATAACATTAGCGAAATTAGAGAGCATTTGATTTAATGCATCTTGTAATGTTTTAATTTTGTCTAATAAGAATGTTTCATCAGAATTAGGCTTGAACCAAATTAATGGAACAGAAGACCAATTATAAGAAATGTCATTTTTATGAATATAAGCAGTATTTAATTTAGAAGTATCTGGTGCTAATTGACCATTAGAATAAATATAATAATGAACACCTTCTGGTAAATAATATTCGACGTGCGTTTCTGTTGTCGTGATATTAGCACTTTGATATATTTCCACATCATAGAAATGAATAAAAGCATCGAGTTGTTTATGTGCTTCATCGTGCCAGAATGGAATTACATTTTCTGGTTTAAAGCGTTTAAAAGAAAGAGCACCTTGTTCATTAATATATGGATGTAAATAACCAATAGAACATTGATATACGTCCTTGCCTAATTCTTTTAATAGATTTTGAAAGCTAGGATTAAAATATTCAGATACATCAATATCATCATTTGTTTGTGCATCGATTTGTTGCGATAATAAATAATTTGTTTTTTGGTCTACTAAATCATCGAATAAATTATTAATGATTTTATGATTAGGAATGATACCAGAAGCATCTTGCATATTTTGTTTGTCTGTATAAACTAAATGTTTAGGTTCTTGTTGCTGACCTAAATAACATTTTCTGGAAAGAAGCATTTTGCGTCGTTTAGTAGATGACAAGAAGCGTTCTAATTCTGACTGAATGAATTCTTGTTCTGATACACCTTTATGTTGACGTATAATGTCTATCCATTGTTCAGTTGTATTCATTAAATAAATAATCCTTTATTATTCAAAAGAAAAAACAGGTTGTAATACATTTACTTTTTCAGCCACGCCAGTTAATGCATCTGGAGCATCATCATGTAAGTTTTTACCTTCACGTTGATAGGATGTAAGAGCTTTATAAAATTCTGGGTATTTATTATGCCAATTTTGTGGAAAATAAATATGTTCCATCACCCATGTCGCATTAGATAAAATACGAGCTTGTTTATTTTTGGATTGATGGAACGGTCTTATGACTGAGTGGTTAGTGTTATATGTATTGGTTAAATAATGAGAAATC